TGATTATTCCTATCCTCTATCATAGAGTTAAATATTTTTATGGTATTTTGTTTTTGAGTTACAAGCTCTGGGTTTGTAGCTGCTAATTCTCTTATTTCTTCATTAAGATTATTTACTACTAAATTGATTGCGGTTTGCTTGCCAAACTGCACACCAGAAAAAAGAGCGCCTGCTTCTTGAGCAGCAGATATATTTGATGCAAATGCTTTTGCTCCTCCCTCATCTTCAATTTCCACATAAAGTTTTGTAGTTTCTTCTATTAAAGAATTAACTTCTTCACTTATCTGCCCTTTTGTTTGGGCGATTGAAGCAATTATATTTTCAGAGTTTGTGTTTATCTGTTGAGTTACTTGCGGTATTAGCTCCCTTCTCTTTTCATCTACTATAGAAGATAAAGCATTTTTAACAGATTGCGTTGTTCCATCATACTGCCCATTTCCTAGGGCTATGTCCTCTTTCATATCATCTAGCGCAGACAAGTTATTAGTAGAATTGACCTGTTCGTTTAACGACTCAAACAATATCCTTGTGTTTTCATTTTCTCTTAATATATTTTTGTTTCTAATATCTTGCGTAATCACCGATACTTGAGTAGCCGTAAGCTCCGAAAAGTTAATCTGTTTTTCTGAGCCATCTGTGTACCGCAATGTAACTGGCTCTCCTGTCGCAGCGCTTTTCTGTATTCTTTCTATAAATTCTTCTGTTCTTTCCCTGTCATAAGCGCCAGCATCTGATGCAAAAATTGTTTTTCTAATACTATCCGCTAATTCATTCTGAATATCTGTTTCACTGTTTTTTAAATCTACTTCTAGCCTTGATATTCTTGTGTTTAAAAGAGTCCTTCTTCTTGTTTGCTCAACAGCCGATATAGTGTTGTCGTTATTGACCACAGAAATCATAGAGTTTAATTCGTCTATGGATTCAGTAACTGAAACTTTAGTGTCAAAGTTACCTCTGCTTATATCTTCAAATACACCTTGTTTATTGTAGCTTACCTTTAGCCCTTGGGTTTCGTAATCAAGAAAAGCCTCATCTAATGTGCTTCTAAGATAGATTGCTCTAGGGTCATTTTCATCTAGCCCCCTTAGTGTTTCTAAAGTAGCCTCAATAAACTCATCAGCTTTTTCTGCTCTAATTACTTGATTTCTGTTAAATGCTGTCTGTGCGCCCTCAGAAGAAAAGCCAACAGAATATTGATTAAATTTTTGGTTTATTGCTGCTTTTTGGCTTTTTGTGTAATCTTCATATTTACCTTGAAACTCTGCTTCTAAACCAGATTGAAAATCTGCTGCCTGTTGATTGTACTCTTCAACGGTAGACGCACTGTTATTTCTGTTAAAGTCTTCCCATCTTTTCTTTGACTCAACAGTTACGTCACTTATAGCCTGTCTTGTTTGAGCATCTTTCTCAGCTAACGCAAATTGTTGGGCAACACTCCCTATGTCAGAAAAAGTCTTCTGATAACCAGCCAGCGCTTTGCCAGGTGCAGTAAATGCAGCCGCACTTGCTCTAGGTGATAATTGTCCAGCAGCAACTCCTACAGTTGGGCCAGCACCTTGTCCATATAACGGTATTTTAGGCATTATGCTGTTATACTCCCATAACTTGACGCTGCTTGTGTAAATCCACCCAGCAGTGATTGTTGTCCTTGCATCCTATATGCGGCGGCTTGCGCCCTGCCTTCAGCAATAGCTAAAGTTTCTTCTGATTTTTTCTGCATTTGTTCTATGCTAGATGCGTACTGTATTCTAGCGGCATCCTTTTCTCTGTTGAAATAAGTGTCTGCCAGCGCCTGTAACGCACTGCCTGACATCTGAATACCTGACTTGGCTGTAGCAACCCTCTGCGTGGCTATAAGGCGGTCTGACTGCCTTCTTAGGCTGGCCTCTTCTGCTACTTTAGCTCTCTGTAAGAGTATGGCCTCATTCTCTGCAACCTGTGCGTTATACTCCGCTACTTGCTGTGCTGCATTGGCTGCTTGATTAGCGCCCTTTGCACCCATAACACCGCCAAGAACTTGACCGCCAATGGCTACTGCTGTTAATGGCTCCATTACTGCACCCTAGCTAAACGGTAGTAATCAGAACCATCTGGCCCATATTTTCTCATTAGCCCTTCCATCTCAAACCCTAACCATTTACCAAATCTAATAGCCTTTGCATCATTCACAGCAATACTTGCCTGTATTCTTTCTAATTTATTCTTATGCACTATAACATCAAACATAAGGTCTGCATACTTAGCAACTGTGCGTGGCTTTGATTTCGCGCCCTTTCCAAGCATCACCCAAGCCTCGCCAACTTTATCCCACAGCATATGCACACCGCCCATTGCCACAATCTCGCCATCTTCTAACAAAGTGTAGCCGTGTATTGCGTAAGGCGCTTTAAAAGCATCTTTATGCTCTTGTAACATTTCGTAACCTAAATCTATATTGTCCATGTCTTCTCTTACAAATTCACGCAACTCAAGCATCGAATGTATTTGACCTTCTCATTATTGCCACAATCGTCATAGGCAATGGCTGGTTTTGCCTTACAACAACCTGTGCATCATTCTCATATCCAGATGGAAATGTAATTTCTTTATCGCCACTAAACAACGGTATAGCTGTATCCATATCCATGCTGCTATCTCTAAACGGTATCCTATCAAGATTGCTTGTATCAGGGCCAACTTCTGCGCCAACTGTGTCTAAAAACCTAACAGTTACACCATGTATTCTTTTAATCTTACCCTGTGCTATACCATCATCTGCACCAGCCTCAAGCCTCATAGTTTCTACAAGGGAGTCATAGGAATAACCGATATGCACCTTACTAGAACTTCTGTCTAGCGTAATGCTGCCACCAGATACTGTCTTGTCTGCATGGGTAGCACCATCTGCCAGTATTTGCACAGTCTCACCTTCTAAATGATTTAATCCTGTAATCGTTGTGGTTGCGCTCCCACTATATGTCAGTCCACTATCTACATAAAATGCGTCATTTACATCTTCATTAAAATAAATAGGCTTTAGATAAACAATATGTCTTACAGTTGCGCTGTTAATGGTTCTCTTTACAGATAAATACACTTGGTCTTCTGCACCACTTGGTATGGCTGTAATGCTTTCCACAACACCACTATCGCCTAATGGATGCTGATGCCAGCCGATTGTGTTGTTCGCTGGGTCATAACTAAGGCCGATTAAGCGACCATCATTTCTTACAAACCACATAACAAGCTCTGGCTCTTGCTGCCAAATCATATCTGTTAAAGTGCCTCTTGCAAGATGCTCACCCAACACAGTTAAGTCTCTACCTACTAGGCCATCTGTGTCTAAGCTAAAGGTAACTTCTTTTACTTTTTCGCCACCTTTTTGAATCATAATCGTACTAGCACCAGCTCTAAGCGGTCTTACATTACCAGAGCCAAATGTCGTTTCACGTAAAACATTTACGTTTGTTGGTGTTACCGCTGTTGTTCCTGTGCCACCAGACAAGGTAAACTCTGCGCTGGTAGTCATAATCTGTAAGAAACGACCTGGAACCATATGCTTGATAACATTAACTTGGTCAGATGCAATCGTAACATTAATCGCACTATCATCTAATGTGCCAGGAGTTTGGTTCTCAAAGTCTGCTGTAACTGAACCAAAGATTGTTTGAGGCTGCCCATCTGTTCCAGCAAAGTATAATCTTTCTTCATAGAACGCTACTGCCCTTGGAAACTTCTGGTCTCCACCAAATGCTCCTAATGACCAGCGTGTATTTGCATTACCAGAGCCAACAGAGCTATCAGGAAGCCTTGAGTTTCCATACTGGTCTTCATGTACGTCAGCAGTAACTTCTGTAGCAGAGGTAAATGCTGTGATTTTTACATGACCAAATTCATCGTGCAAATATTCCCAATCTATAGACCCATAAGTTTCTGTGCCTGTAAGATGTACAGGAGCAGTGTTACCAGAACTTACCGTTGAGCCAGTTACATTTTTATATACATGACCATTAAAACGGACAGTAGCATTATTAGCGTAGGCGGTGCTTGCTGCCCATTCATCATGTTCAATCTCAAGTATTTCTCTGAAACGAATAAACCGCCCGACATCATCACTGGAAAACAAAGGAGCAGAAGCTGTTATTGTAATCCCTGTCCCAGTAGCAGCAGAAGCATACAATGTCGTTGTGGTAATGTTTTCATCAAGCCAAGGGCCATCAATAAAATCTATATCCGTAAGCGTAAAAGATGTGGCTGTTGTTCTTGTGAGCTTTGCTGGGTCATGGTCTTTGTGCGCTAAATATAACACATCAGCAGACTGAACATGGTTTAGTTCAAATATGTCAGTAGCACTATATGTTGTGGTTACTTCTACAATTTTGCCAGATGTGCCACCAGATGTATATGTAGTAAATGCTGAACCATTTATACCAGATAGCTCAAATGTATTGGTTGTCTGATTAGCAACAGTAAACTCGCGGTTGTTTAGCTCTGTCATGCCAACAACCCCAGAAATAAATACTCTATCTCCATTGCTATAACTATGGCCTGTAGCTGTAATAACAACTGGGTTAGCCTTTGTTGCGCCTGAGATTGCTTTGGTTGCCTCTGTTAAAATGCCACCATCTTTGAAAAAGCGAATATAGTTTGTGCCAAACTCAAGCACATATGCTTGCTCATCACTAAATTCAAAGTTAATTAATCTTACTTTGCCACCATCTTTTGATGTACCAGCATAGTAACTGCCTGGTCTTCTAGTAATACCGCCTTGAGGAAACACAAGCATGTTCTGTAATGTTTGAGCGCCAGCACTATACTTCTGTAAATCAATCCTGCCCTCAAGTCGAGGCGATAACTCACCAGCTTGAAAGTTGGTAACAATGGATGATACTCGCGCCATCTTAGTACCTTGAATTTATAAATGAATCTGCAATAATTTTGTCTGGCATACCTTCCATAGCATCCATAGAACGAGCTTCTGCTAGATTTGCTTGATACAACTGATACATTTGTTGCCCAAGACTATTACTACCAGTGATTGCATAGGCTATCTCTGACGCTAATCTATAAGCGATTGTGCTAGAAAGTAAGCTGTCAAATTGTTCTGTGTCTGTTACCCTTGCAACGTAAGTAATTTTGCAAGTGCCTTCATCTGATAATATTTTTCTTCCTTCAATCTTAAACATAACTTGTGAGTCATATGCAGCAATCTCACTATCCACATTTAAGTTCCAGAAAGATAATACTTTTAAACAATATGGGTCAGTTGGTAATGTATATTGATACGTAAAGCCAAACTCAGGAGCTGTAGAATCCTGTGCTAATGTCGCTCTTGTAATTGCCGAGTTCCAAGGATGTGAGCGCAACACTTTGTCTCGTACTGTCTCATAGCGCCTGTTACATAATCTTGCTTCTTTAGAGTTCTCTGTTAGGTCAGTAATTGTTGAACCACCTAACAAGTCAATCGCTTCATTACATATATCAACTACCGATGGCATGTTTAACTAACCTTTCAACCTTTACTAGCGCACCCTGACTAACATTGTTGTCACCGCCAGACATAACCCAGCCTTTTTCTTTGTGTAACTCAACTATTTCTTTCAGGGCTTTTGTAGGCAATATTACCACATAACCAGTGCTTATGACAAATGCCCAGTAGTCTGCTTCCGATGTAGCAATACCAGACGGCTTACCTCTACAAAAAAACTCCACAAAAACTTTGCCAGTCTGTGAAGCCTTAAAGTCTCGTTTAACTTCTATGGTGTTTCCTGACAGCAATTCGCCTAACCACTTCTCAGCTAACTGTCCTACTTTTAAATCATACTTAAAATTGTTGTTATATTCCAAGTCATTTCCCCAGACTGGAAGTAGAAAGGGGCGGCAGAACCGCCCCAATCATATTAGTTTACAACGTATTCGATAACAAACGCCATATCTCCAGCGGATGCACCTTCTGCACTAAATGTTGCCGCAACATAGTAAACATCGCTTGGGTCTGAGCTTTGACCAGCTAATTCCCAAACTTGTTGACCTGTTGTGTTTAGGTCTAGCACTTCATAACGAAGTTCTGCTACAGCAGCACCGTCAGCAACGTTAGTAGCTAATGCGTCTTCATCAACAACAACACCATCATTAGTGTAGAAGCCAACATTGAATGTGCATGAACCGCCTAACCCATCTGAACCAACACGTATGGATGTGATGGTTGCGTGAGTTGGGATAGGTGCAAGCATAACAATGTCATCATCGTTAGTGTCTGTTGCAGCTAAAGCTACGTTACCTTGAGCAACACGAATTGAACCGCCTAACTCGCTGGCAGGATTTGCAACTTGAGGAAGAGCCTCAATATTTGCAACTAAATCAGAATTTTTCGTACCCATAATCTAGTTCCTTTCCTATGCTACACCGTCTAAGTCGTCTTCATCACACTTGATGCGAACAACCATGTTCTCTTGCATACGAGTGGCACCAATGCTCATGCAGTAGTAGACTTGAGTTGCGTAACCTTTGTCAGCTCTCTCATCAATTCTTGCAGAAACATCTTTACCAACACCTAATGCAATACCTTCCTGTGCAAAAGCAAAGCAAGTACGAACATTGTTTGTATCAGCGGATAGACGATTAGACATAATGAAGTTAAAACCCATGAACTCATTAATCTCACCCTGTACAAGTGCCTTAACAGTGTTAAAGTCACTTGATGTTACACTGGTGTCAGCAAGCAGAGATTGAATCTGGCTTGGGCCTACAACAATGTAACGTGGAATTGATGGGTCAACATCACCAGCGTCAAGCAATCTCTTTGCTTCACGTAGCTTTGTTAAGTTCATGTTTGTGTTAGCACCACCAACACTTACAGCAACATCTTGGTTTGTGTCGAAAACTGTGCTTGTTGAGCCAGTTTCGCCAGTAGATGAAGCAGCGTCAAATGCTGTAATGATAACATCATCCATCGCACGACCCATAGCAGCAGCGGCTGCACGGGCGTATGATGAAGTTGGGTCTATTAACATACGAATTTTGTCTTGGTCATCAATCAAGTCAGCATATTCGTAGTCAGCTAATGATAGCCTACGTCTCGCATGAGGCGTATCCATCTGTGGTGTGTCGGCATGTCGGCTAGTACGCAACTGCGCAGTAGCAACCCCTACCTGGTCGATAAAAGCATTTTTTCCAACAACATTCTCAATACGCACAGCATCACGCAGACGGCTTCCCATCTGTTGCGCAAGCATCTGCACGTTAGCAGAATACTGTTGTACAAATGCGGTAGTTACTTGTGTAGACATTTAAATCTCCTTTAAGTCACACTAAATTGCATTTATACACTTTGCGATGTGCTACCCTTTCGGACACGCCTAGGCTTTTGAGCTGCCGTTGAGCTATCGTCTTTCCGATTGTCTTCAGGACGGCAAGAGCATAACTTACCGCTACCCCGACAAACCCAATCCCAAACCTTATCGGCTATTGGAATCGGGTTTAAAATGTCGCGCTGGGTGCAGTTATCTACAACCATACGCATAACCTCTATTCTGGCGTTC